TTTTAGTATATCTTTTATCTAAGAATTCTTGTAAAGTCATGATTTTATTTTTTTTTAGTTTTAATCTATATACAAATATAGTAATTTTTTTAATTTATATTTGTTTTTATATATTAATTTTTAAACATCATTTAATTGAAAAAAGCTATTTTTTTTCTATATTTAAAAATGATATTCGTATCTAACCTGTCCGCATCCGTAAATTCTATAATAATTTAATTCATGCATTATTTCTACTTCTGTTTTATCCTTTGAATAACCTTCTTTAATTAGTTTCTGTTTGTTATATTTAAATCTATGATGTCTTATATTATTTACAACCCAAAAATAATTCGGTTTAGTCAGATGTATTTCTTTAAAATTTAATTTGTTATACATATTTCCATTAAATAAAGAGATATCAGCATAACTTAAGATATATTTTTCATCTATTTTATAGTTATTTAAAAAATGTTTAAACAATTTACTTGCAGCTCCGATAACATTTAAATTTATTTTATTACAGAACCGAATAAGTTCGAATTCTTTTTTACTATTTGTATGTCTATATCCAAATGTCATTAAACTAACTAAATCATTATTATAATATAATCCTAATTTATAACTACTTTTACTAAAACCTTGAATATGATTATTATCTAAAAATGATCTTGCAATATTAGATTTAATTTCTTTTACAACACATTTTCTAGCATATATTTTATTTTGAATTAAATTCAGTTTATTTTTAATAATAGATTTAATAATATCTTGTTTAAACATCCAATCATCTTCAAAGATATGTAATAATTCAATATATCTTTTTTTACATTCTAATGTTTTATTTAAATGATATTCTTTATTTTTAAATAACTCTGAGTGCCAGTATAATCCGTTAAATTCTATTCCTAATTTATATTCTGGTAGATAAATATCTAACTCTAAGCCATCTAATATTGTTCTATTAGATTGAATTATTTTACCATTATAATTCAATTTTAAAAAATCTAACAATTCTAATTCAAAATTAGACACATTATATTTTTCATTATTACATATTGTACATATAACTTTACAACCATATTTTAATCTATCATAAAATATTTTTTGTCCAATTTCAAATGTATGATTTTTTGAAATATGTTCAATTTTATATTTTTTATCTTTATAATCTAATATTTTCATATCATATAATTTCATATTATTATATTTTTTAATAGAATCATTTGAATATAAAGGATTACATATTAAACACAGATTTGTGTTTTTTCTATTGTTTAAAATATTAATAGTATAATTTTCATCTATTTTACATGTTACACATTCTAATTTAAAATATTTTTTTTCAACATCTATATACTTCACTAACATTTTATTTTTAAAATATAAATCTAATTTATTTTTAAATAAATCAATCCATTTATCATCCATTGTTTTCTTTCTAGCTTCTTTTCTAGTTTCAATTAATTCTTTATTTGTTAATGGATGACCACCCCAATTTTTTTGATATGTATTTAATTTTTTTTGACAGATTTCATCATTTAATAATGGATAATCTACATTGTATTTTTGATTATTTGTTTCTTTTATTTTATCTTGTATATGTTCTAATTTAACAATATTATCGATTCCATATTTTTTAAATAGTGTTTTTTTCCGTTTTTCGTTTGCTTTAGCATAATTTCTTTTATGCATATTTTGTATAGATTTTTCTATTATTTCTTTACTTTGTGATATATGTTTTACATTATATTTTTCTAAAAATGTTTTTTCAATTTTTTCTTGAACTTTATCAATTTTAAATACATTATCAACACCATATCTTTTCATAAGTGTTTTCTTATCAGAATTTACTTTTTTATTGATTGTATATTCATCTTTAGATGAACAAAACGAGGAACAAAATTTATTATATTTACCATTTTGAAAATTTACATCATTATCACAAGAATCTAAAGCACATTTTATATGTTGTTTTATATCATTGATATAATTAAAAATTTTTTGATCAAAATGAATATTTAAAAAATGAATATTAAATTTTTCAATTTCTGAATGAACATAAAATAAATATGTTTTGATATAAATTTCATTTTTATTTTTTAATCTTTTAATTAAATCAACAATATCTGATTTATTAAAATTCTCATTTATAGGTTCTTTTATATCATAAATATAATTAAATATCATATGTTTAAATGTTATGTTTTTAAACATATGATTAGATTTAATTATATCATTATATAATTCTAAATAATTATTTTTTAAATATGATTCTCTTCTATTATTACTTTGTATAGTATCAAGCGTTTTTTTAAAAGATTTATTAACAATTATATCTTTTTTGTTGGATAAACAATTTTTTATTTTTTGCTTGAAATCAACATTTTCAAAATTGATATTAAATTCTAAAATTTTTAAATATAAATTATATTTATGTTTTTTAATATATTCTTCTGTTCTATATTTAGATGTTATTTTTTTTATTTCATTTATAACATCATTATCATCTAATAAATCAATTGTATTATAAATACAGTTATTTATTTTTTGCTCAAAAGATGCTTCCGGGAAATTTTTATTGAAAAATAATATAATATTATATAAATCATTGTGATTTCTTTTCAAAAAATCTTCTTTCCTATATTTACCTTTTAATTTTTTTAAACATTCTACAATTTTAGTTATTTCTAAGTTTTTAGCCATTTTTCTTTTGTTATATGTTATAAATACCCTCACCATCATTAGAAGATTGTATAGATACATGTTTAATAGTATTGTCTAAGTCCCCCTTTTTTCTATTTAGTTCGTTGAATCCTTTTGCTATTGCTCTTTTAAAAACCTCCGTAAAATAAGCAAAAGCGTTTTGACTTTTGTTTTCATCAAAATTGTGCCAATTAGAAAACATCACCAGATACCCAGTTTGTAAACAATCTTCTCTATCTATAGGATTATAATATTTCATTTTTTTTATGCATTTATTGCCCAAAAGTATTAACATTTCTTTTGCGTTTTCTGTCAATTCACCTTGCTTTTTAGATTTAACAATTTCTTCTAAAAAGTCTTTATTTTTTAAGTATATTTTTTTCTTTGCTTTTGCCATTTTTACAACATATTTTACATATTTTAAAAAAAAAATGTAAAAAGTTTTAGTTTTATAAAATATATATAACATATATGTATATCATAAAATATAAAACATTTAAAAATAATAAGAAATATATTTTAAAAGAATCAATTAAAATATCAAATGATTTAAAATATCATATAGATAATGATATTGATTTATTTGAAAATGTTTTTCGATATGGCTCTGTAAAATATTTTGAGTTTATTAATTATGTAAGAGATTTATATTTAAAAGAATCTATTAAATTATCAACAATAAATGAAGAATTAATAAACAGTGATATTGGAAAAAAAGCAATGTATAGAAATATAGAAGTATGGTTAGATATACCATATTTATATGAAGCTAAATATAAAAACAAAGATGTTGAATTAAATAAACCAAAAAGATCTAATAGTGGTAAAAAGTTTTATGTTTATGTTAAAAAACCAGATGGTAAAATAAAGAAAGTTCGATTTGGCGCTGCTGGTGGTGGTCATAAATTAGCAGTAAAATTAAATGATCCTAAAGCAAGAAAAAGATTTGCTGATAGACATAAGTGTGAACAAAAAAATGATAAAACAAAACCGGGTTATTGGTCTTGTCGATTACCTAGATTCGCCTCTTCTCTAAATTTATCCGGATCCGGAAAATGGTGGTAAACCTTCATACAATTTTATAAAATATATATGGTCATATACAAAATCACAAATAAAATAAACAATAAAGTTTATATAGGTAAAGATAAACAGAACAAACCAGAATGTTACGGTTCAGGGCTTTTAATCAAAAGAGCAATTAAAAAGTATTGTAAAATAAATTCCACTAAAGATATAATAGAAACTTGTAAAAATAATATAGAACTTTCCGAAAAAGAAAAAAATTGGATAAACCAATATAATTCAACTGATTTATCTGTTGGATATAATATAACAAAAGGTGGTGATGGCGGTGATACCATTTCTAACAACCCTAATAAAAAAGATATATGTTTAAAAATATCAAAAAATTCTATTAAAAAAGGAAAAACATATGAAGAATGTTTTGGTAAAGAATATGCAAAAATATGGTCAAATATGGATAATGATAAAAAAGAAAAGATTTTTTTAGAATTTTTTGAACCAATAAAAAACGTAATAATATTAAATAATATTAAACAATTAGAACAATATTATTCTTCAACAGAATCTAAATCTATACGTAAAAAATTATTAAATTCAAAGTTTAGATATTTAATAAATGATTATATTATCAAAATTAAAAAAATTAATATTAAAAATAAAAAAATATCTGAAAAGTTTTATAGAAACATTTCAAAAAAGATTAAAATAAATAATATCGTTTATAAATCTATTTCAGATGCATCTAAAAAAAATAAATATTGATAGAAGTACTATAAGATATAGATTAAGAACTAAAAAAATAATTATGGATATTTATGACAGATTTACCTTTTAAAGAAGAATATATTAATGGATTTTATTATCGAACATTTAATGAAAATGTTAATGATTTAGAATTAGTATGGCATCAAGATAGAGAAGATAGACTTATAGATGTTATCGAAAACAATGGTTGGAAATTTCAATTTGATAATGAACTTCCTATTTTATTAAATGATAAAATCTATATACCTAAATACACATATCATAGAATAATTAAAGGTACAGGTAAACTTATTTTAAAAATTAAAAAAATATAAATATTTAATTTTTTAAAATAAATATATAAAAAAAAGAAAATATAATGAAAAATATTTTAAATTTTAAAAAATTCTATGAATCTAATTATAATGCTGATCATGCAATAGAAGATTTATTTTATAAAATATATGATGATTATTATTTAGATAATAGAGATGATATATTAGACAATGTTTATACAACTTTAGATATGCGTACAATAAACTGGGCGTATGAAGATTTATTAGATGATTATCCAGAGTTAGAAGATTATAAAGATGAGTTTTATAAAGCAGCAGAAACAGAAGGATATTTTATAATGAAAAATGATCATTGGGCCGATGATGATTTTTAAAAAAATTAAATGAATAATGGCAAATAATTCCAGACCTAATCAACCATCTAAATATAAACAAGGATATTATACATTACAAAATCCACAAAAATATTTATCTGATCCATCACAAGTTATATATAGATCCGGATTAGAATTGAAATATTTTAGAATTTTTGATTTATCCGAATCTATATTAAAATGGGGTTCTGAAATAATAGGTATACCATATAATGGTCCAGATAACAAACCACATACATATTATCCAGATTTTTATATAGAAAAAATAAATAATGATAATGAATTATTAGTTGATAGGATAATATTAGAAATTAAACCACATATAGAAACTATGAGAATATTGGAAAATAAACCACCCGAGCCACCAAAAAGACATACAAAGAAATCATTAGAAACTTGGGAATATGGTATTAGAGAGTTTATGAAAAATAGACATAAATGGATATATGCTAAAGAATATGCTAGACAGCGTTCTATGTTATTTAAAGTTGCAACAGAAAAAACATTAAATCAATTTATAAAATAATATCATTTTTTTAAATCATATTAAAATATATATGATATGATTAATATAAAAGAATATATAAACAATTTTTTCAGTAAAATAAAAAAATGGCAAGCTATAACATTAAGTGTCATAGGATTGTTTACAACTATTGAATTAGTAAAACCATATGTATCAAATATGATATTATTGTTTTCAAATATGTATAAATCACAAAAAAATTATGAAAAAATAGAAAAAGATTTAAAACACAATGAAGAATACCAACACGTGTTAAATCATATAGTTGATGGTGTTAGTGAAACGAGATATCATAGAGGAATAAGATATTTAGTCACTGTTATAGAGTTTGAAACAAAAAAAGAATGGGAAGAATATTGGGAATTATCAAATATTGATAAACTAAAATATGATTTAGTAAATAGAGATTGGTATTATTTAACAACAGATAGTGATAATAAAGAAAAATGGTTAATTGCAATATATTCAGCAAAACATGATACGTTTTCATATATTGATCATGATGGTATACAACATTATATAATACCAAAAAATGAATCAATAATTAAAAAATAATAATTAAAATGAAAAAATTTTCAGATAAAATTTATTATTTAAAATCTAAAATAGGATCATATTCAAACAAATCAACAGAATGGTTATTTAAAAATATTAATAAACCTACTAACAAATTTATGCGAATATCACCTGATCAATTAACAATAGGTAAATTTTATTTTGCACGTTATGATTTAAGAAAAATAAACAAATCTTCAAAGATGGAACAATTTATACCATTTTTAATGGTGGATTATAAGCCTAGTATAGATTCAAAAGTAGTATTTGTATTAAATTTAAATTTTTTACCATTAAATACTAAAGAAGTTTTTTTTAGTAATTTTTTAGATAAGTATACTAATATATTTGAAGAGAATTTTTTAAAAAAGACATCTTTATTAGAATTACCATTATCAAATATTACATATAAAAATATATATTCACAATTATTAAAATATGGATTTGAGTATTCGATAAGAGAATTAAGAGTTGAATTATTTGATGAAATATATTCAGTATCAACAGATAATTTAGATAAATTAATTAGTGTAAATACACAAATATTAACAGGTGTAGATGAACTCAAATTACAAGAGATATGGATAACAAAATTAAAAAATGAATCTTATAATGATCGAATACAAGATATTCTAGAAATAAAAAACAATTATGAAAAAATTGTTAATGAGTTAGTAGAAAAATTTAAATTTTTAAATAAAAAATTAAATGAATAATATTAATATTATTCATTTCCCATTTAGTGTGTTTCAAAATAAATGATAAATGGTGTGATTTTATACCTATATCACAAGCAGAATACTATTTTTATGCTATCACTAACAAAAAATCTGATAATGAGTAAAGATAGAATTGTATTGAAATCTCTACATATTATTAGAATTTTTGTTAATCGATATTATAAATTCACTATTCATACATATACTCTACCAAATTCTTTAATTTTTAAACCATCATATTTTAATCATATCTAGTATTTTATTAATAAGTCTTAAAAGCGGTATACCATCTTTAATTCATCATATTCAATTTAAAAAATCTTCTAATTCATATAGTTCTAATCTTTTAAATCTTATACTCATCTACAATTTTATCCCCACCATAAAGAAGCATTATTTATAACAGAATAAAGTTTTGTCATATTTTTATTTTTAGTGAGCCATAAATAATCTCTATATTGTTGTAACACTCTATACAATTTTGTATATGCTTCAAATAGTTTTAATAATTTTACTTATAAATTTATTTAAAAACACACTTAATGGGAAACTCTATGAATAATATTAATATATAAATTTGATATATAAAAAAAAGAATAAATGTCATGACACATATTAAAAATTTTCAAAAATATTCGATAAACGAAATACATAATATTGAATCTAAAATTTTATTAGTAGAAATACGACCATACGGTGAACCTGTAATAAAATGGTTTTATACAAAAAAAAATGTTCTTAATTATTTAAATTCTGTATTAGATATGTACGAAGATGAAAACAATGAAAATGTGGACACTATTCAAGATACAATAAATAGTAATGTAAAATTTATGTTATATTATATTAATGCTACTGAACCATTTTTAACTATTGATTCTAATACTATGTATTCCACTATTATTAGATCTTTAAGTTAATTATTATTTAATATTAAATATTTTTTTAGCGGTTTCTATTTTTGTTTGTTTTTTTAACACTATTATATTATTACCAAAATCTGATTTAATAGTTTTTAAATTAATTAAATTTTCTATATCTTTTAAACTTGTTATATTATTCTTAGAACAATTTAAAGTTGTCAATTTAGTTAAATTTTCTATCCCATTTAAACTAGTTAAATTATTATTAGAACAATGTAATTCTGTTAAATTAGTTAAATTTTCTATCCCATTTAAACTAGTTAAATTATTATTAGAACAATGCAATTCTGTTAAATTAGTTAAAATTTCTATACCCTTTAAACTAGTTATATTATTATTATAACAATATAATTTTGTTAAATTGTTTAATTTTTCTATCCCATTTAAACTAGTTAAATTATTATAATAACAACTTAATTCTATTAACTTAGTTAAATTTTCTATACCATTTAAACTAGTTAAATTGTTTTTAGAACAATATAATTTTGTTAACTTAGTTAAATTTTCTATCCCATTTAAACTA